TTACGACTGTAATAGGGGGGATATTTAATGACAATATTAGATAACATTAAACAGCTTATAGATCATCTAGATAACTTTAGAGATTTAAACAGCGTTAATAACATGATAGAAAAAAGAAAAACAAAAATAGCACTAAGGGTAAAAGATGACTGATGTAGAAACAATACACAAGACTTTAAAATTAAATGAAGGTAATTGGGTATGTAGCCAAGTATTTTTCAGACATTATTTTATTAAAGATTATGCGCAAAGAATAGCGGATCTTAGAAAGAAAGGTATTACTATAGAAGGTAAACGATGTGATCAGCACGGTCATAAAATGTTTATGTATAAAATGCCTATAACTGACTATACTGAAAAAGATCAACTAAGTTTATTAACGTAATCAGGGTTTCCCCTAATCCTGACAACTAAGGATAAAACCGTCTTACGGGCAACCGCAGGCGGTTTTTCCTGTAAATGCTATTATTATTAAGAGCGCATGAATAATAAACCTTATAAATTGTTAGACGAACAAAAAAGATCGCGTCTTTTAGACGCCATAAGATTAGGATCATTCATTGAACACGCGTGCGCTTATGCAGGTATCACATCACGAACATATAGAAAGTGGCGCGAATTAGCTGAAGATGATGTCCAACCTTACGCAAAATTGTTTGAAGAAATAAGATACGCAGAAAGCGAAAGCATTTTAAGAAGGTTAGGAAGAATAGAAAAAGCAGGCATTGACGGCACTTGGACTGCTGACGCATGGCTACTAGAAAGAAAATACCCTGATCAGTTTGGTAAAAAAGATAAAGTAGAAGTTTCGGGCGAAATAAATAAACCTAAGATAATTGATCTAACATGGGCAGACGGATCAATTATTGATCGTGATGATATAAAAGAAGTGAAAGAAGAAGAAGAATGATTAAAAAAATAAAAGATAACATAGGTCTAGTCGCTACTGGTTTAGCCCTTATGGGTACTGTTGGTGCAGGTCTTTCAACCGCAACTGAACTTATTGACAAACTAACAACCATAGATGAAAGAATGAACGAAATTCGAGTTGATTTTGAAATGTTAAAGGATAGCACAATGGTACAGGGCGACATAGCAGTCCTTTTTGAGAAGGTACAAAAACTAGAAATAGCGAACGACGTGCAAGAAAACGGCATGAATTATCAATTAGAGAAATGGGAATGGGATCAGCTTAAAGAAAAAATTATTCGTATTGAAACTGATTTAATTAATGTATCAGAAGATGTTCGGGAATTAGATGTTATTAAAGATAGATTAGCCTATTTAGAGGCAAACAGATAATGTCTATTTTCGATGAAGTTATCCTAGATGATCTAGATGACGAAATAGAAGTTGCTTACTGCGAAGAATGTCTTCAACCTTATTGGAATGAAAATGATCTAGGTTTATGTCAAAAGTGTCTTAAAAATTCCGATAATTCCGACTATAAAAAGGAAAATAAATGGAAGAAATAGAAAAACAACTAAAAGAAATAGCAAGATCTATAAAGATATTAGATGAATGGTTGGATAAAGAAAAACTAGAAACGATCACACAAGATCTAATAAACGAGTTTTTTAACCACCATAGAGATATTTACGCAAGAAATCTAAATAGAAAAATAAAAGAAATGTTAGGGATCTAGTTGGAAACAGATCTAAAAGGACAAGACGAATTAGAACATTATGTCGTTAGCATGCCTGATCTTTATGATCATCAAATCGAAGTAGCTAAATCTAATGCACGTTATAAGGTTGTCTGCGGTGGTCGTAGAGTTGGAAAGACAAGACTAGGCGTATGGTTATGCTTAGAAAAGGCGTGGCGTGGTGGTCGTTCTTTTTGGATTGCACCTACTTACGCTATGGCTTTAGAAGGTTGGAAGGATCTAAAACAAATTGGAATACAATACGGCGTAGAAGTAAGAGAAAGCGAAAAGACAATAATTACAACTACTGGTGGATCTGTATCTATTAGATCTGCTGATAACCCTGATCGTATGCGTGGTGCAGGATTAGACTTCGCTGTTTTAGATGAATACGCCTTTATGAAACCTAATGTATGGGCAGAAATCGTCCGTCCTATGTTATCTATTAGCAGGGGTGGTGCTTTGTTTATTAGTTCCCCTAAAGGTTTTAATCACTTTGAAGAGTTATACGAAACAGCAGGCGAACGCAAAAACTGGGAACGTTGGACATTTCCTACGTCAGTTAACCCCCTTATTTCAGAAGAAGAACTAGAACTAGCTAGAGAAGAGATCGGATCTTATTTATTTAGTCAAGAGTATTTAGCACAGTTTGTAGAGTTTTCAGGTGGTATCTTTCAAGAAGGTTGGTTTAAACGTTATAGATCAGAAGAAGTAGAAGAGTATGACAAAGACGGTTACTTAATTACAAGAACATTAATCAAGTTAAATAATGAAGACGTTTACGAAGATGAATTGTATAAGTTCGCTACTGTCGATCTTGCTACATCAACAAAAGAACAGGCTGACTATACCGTTATGGCTATAGTTGCTAGAACACCTAATAACAATCTGTTAGTAATGGACATAGTTAGGGAACGATTACAAGCACCCGACATTATTCCAATGATAAAAAACAAAGTTAGGGAATATGATCTGCAATATGTAGGAATAGAAAAAGTAGGATTTCAATTAGCCTTGATCCAAATTGCAAGAAGAGAAGGACTGCTAGTTAAAGAATTAAGAGCAGACAAAGACAAAATTAATAGGGCTTTACCTTTAAGCGCAAAACTAGAAGGCGGACAAATGTATTTTAAATCTAACGCATTGTGGTACGATACACTTCAGAGGGAAATGCTACAGTTTCCCGAAGGCGAACACGATGACATTGTTGACGCTTTAAGTTATGCAGTTCAGGAAACACAACTGAAAAAAACTCTTAGGGCTTATTAAGTTTGAAAAATTTATGTATTATGGGTATGACAACTAAGCGAATACAAGAATTGGATCAGGGCGCGATATATTATGGGTGCGTTCATATTGCGTCTAGATCCATTAGGAAGGTTTAACATTGGCTGAAGAAAGAAGAAAATTAAGTGACATTATTTTCGGCAGAGCAACAAGAGAAAATAACAGAAAAAGATATAACTTTTTCGCTGACGATTATCCTGTCACATCATCAAGCTACATACAGGGATATAACACACAAGCAGGCGCGTTCGATGTTAACTCTTTAGGAAACGGCGCTAGTAACTCTGCTGTCGTTGCATGCCTAGGGGTAATATCTAGATCCTTTTCGGAAGGAAGATTATCTGTAAGTAAGTACACAGAAGAAGGCGATAAAGAATACGTCCCTAATCACCCGCTAGAAGTTCTAATGAAAAAGCCTAATCGATACATGACAGGCGATGTCTTAGCTAGTTACATAATGACAGCTATACACGTAACAGGGGACGCTTACTTATTAAAACAGAAAAACAATGCAGGACAGGTTATAGGCTTACACCCCTTAACACCCCAATACGTAACACCAGTAGGAAATAATGAAGAGTTAATAACACATTATGAATATGAAGTAAAAAATAAAAAGGTCGCTTTTAAACTGGAAGACATCGTTCATATTAGAAATGGTATAGATCCTGATGATCATAAAAAAGGTTTCGCACCTTTAAAAAGTGTTTTAAGGGAAATATACGGCGACGAAAGTGCAGGACAATTAGGAACAGCGTTATTAGCTAATATGGGTGTTCCTTCTGTAATCATAAGCCCTAAAGATGAATATATGTTATCGGAAGAAGACGCTGATCAGATTGCAAGAACTTACATGCGTAAGGTTGGTGGATCACAAAAAGGATCGCCATTGATACTATCAGGATCTATGTCAGTAGAAACTTTGTCTTTCAGTCCTAAAGATCTTGATATAGGAACGCTAAGGAATGTTCCTGAAAGTAGGATTAGCGCAGTTTTAGGCGTCCCCGCAATTCTTGCAGGTTTAAAAATAGGATTGGATCGAAGTACGTTTTCTAATGCTAAGGAACTAAGGGAAACATTTACAGAAAATACATTAATCCCGTTATGGCGTCAGGTAGCACAAGAAATAGAAAACCAGTTATTAAAAACAGACTTTATAAATTCTGAACAGCTTACGTGCATGTATGATCTAAAAGAGATTAGAGCGTTACAACTAGACACAGACGAATTATATAAAAGAATGAACTTAGCTATTCAAGGTGGTTGGGCTACAGTAGCAGACGCAAGAAGAGCCGTTGGACTAACTACAAGTGAAGATGATGAATATTACATCAGATCTACAGCAGTTGTAGAAGTACAAAAAGACGCAGAACAAGTAGCAACACAACCTGAAGAAGAAACTGTTGATCCTGAAGAAGATCAAATAGAAGAAATAGAATTAGCTAGTGCGGAATTTATATCAATAGATAGCAAAGAAATAGATTACAAAGTTATTAAAGAAGAAACAGACGAAGAAGGCAAAGACGTATTCTGCGTGTATAACGAAACTGAAACAAGATCTTTCGGCTGTTATCCAACTATGGAACTTGCAGAAAGCAGGCTAGCGCAGATACATCGTTTCGGCGAAAGTCAATACGAAGACTTAGATCAGAAAGCGGAAATCTCAAAAGATGTTTTTGATAATATTGAACAGGCTAGAGAGAGAGCAGAAGAATTAGGCTGTTCAGGTACTCATACGCACGATGACGAAGGTAACTTAGTATATATGCCGTGTTCAACACATGAAGAATACGAAAAGCGCATAGATGAACAAGATTGAAGAAAAACTATCAGCCCGCATAGAAAAAATACTTAAAGACTATGTCAAAGAACATAACGAAAAGGATCCT